ATTAGACAAGGTTTTAAGGTAGCTTATTTTGCAAATGAAGAACCCGGCAAGCTTGTAAAGGGAAGAGTATTTTGTGCCTATTTAAATAAAAATATCAGTGAGTTGCAGGAAAATATTAAGGTGGCAAATGAAGTGTATGAAAATGAAATAAAAAATAATCTGTTCATGTTAGAGGGTAGAGGAATTTCCGTAAGGGAAGTGGATAAATTTATAGAGATAAATAAACCCGACATTGTTTTTATAGATCAGCTTGACAAAGTAAATATAAAGGGAGTATATTCAAGAATAGATGAAAAGTTACGGGCTGTATATGAAAGTGCAAGAGCAATAGCTAAACGAAACAGTTGTATGGTTTGGGCTGTATCTCAAGCATCTTATGAGGCTCATAATAGACAGGAGATAGATTTTAGTATGCTAGAAAATAGCAGAACAGGAAAAGCTGCTGAAGCTGACGTTATTATTGGCATAGGCAAAAATTTCGGGGGAGAAGAAGATTATGTACGTCATCTTTGTGTTTCTAAAAATAAACTATCTGGTTGGCATGGTACAATTACATGTCGAATAGATATACAAAAAGCTAGGTATTTACCATGATGCAAGAACAGGCAAATATAGTTACTATAACAGATAAAGCAAATAAGCATTTATCAAAAATTATAATAAAAAATAAAGTTGAGGGAGTTTCTCTATCTGTCGATGGGGGAGGCTGTGCAGGGTTCAATTATAAATGGGGTCTTTTAAAAGAACATCCTAAAAATGTTGAAGAAAATGATATGATAGGTTTAAACAAGGGTTTCCTCTACATAGATCCTTTTGTTACCATGTACATTCTTGGTACACAGATAGATTTTATAGATGATATAGCCGGATCGTATCTAAAGATAGTTAATCCTAATGCCACATCTGAATGTGGATGTGGGGAAAGTTTTTCAGTGTAAGAAAAGGAAAAGAGTATTGCCAAGTAAGTATAGATATTATAAGAATAATTCTAAAGGAGAAGCTGTATTTAGAAAAGATACAAATCAAAATTTAGAGGAAGTAAAAAAGTACTTAAAAGAATATAATATTAAATATGAGGATAGGCTAAGGGCTTCTGCATTAAAAATTTATAATAAAGACAAACATTCTTATATATATTACTGGACTACAGGAAGATGGAAACCTTATAATGGAAAAATATCTCCACACTATAGGAGTAATTCTATAGAAGATTTTGTTACAAATTATTTAAATAGGTTTTGCTCATGAAAAAAAGAATACACGTAAATCAACATAATATAAAATTTAATCAAAAGCATGGGACAAATAAGCCTGTTATTACTGTTAAAACTTATAAAAATAATAACTATGCACATGAGGTAGCCATATTAGGAGAAAGTAAAGTTATTTATAGGCCTGATAAACCTTTATCTTGTGGAGCTAGAGTATGGATTGAAACAGATTCAGAGGTGATAATTAAATGAAAACAGTATGGCTACTATATATTCTCATTTCCTTTAATGGTGATCCTAAACTAGAAATACGTAAGTATGACACAGAAGTAGAGTGTGAGCAGGAAAAAATAAGAATTGCACAAGAAGTTAAAGAGGTGTATGATGTAGAGAATACTCAATTACACTGTATAAGAATATTAGAGAGATAGCATGAGAACAACAATATTAGATATAGAAACGACATATAAAGTAAAAGAGGATAAAAAGACTGATGCTGATCCCTATACAGGAAATATGCTAGTTTCTGTTGGCTATATAGCAGGGCTTAGAGATTCTTATCATGAGGAAACAAAATGGGAAGAAAATTATCTTTGTTTTTATCATAAGGAAAAAGAACCTACTCCCAACGCAAAAGAAATATTACAAAAAGTTTTAGACAACACAACTTTACTGGTAGGCCATAATATAAAGTTTGATTTAAAATGGCTTAGAGCTTGTGGGTTTACTTATACAGGAAATGTACATGACACTATGATAACAGAATACGTTATGCAGGGTGGAGAGAAGGTAGCTCTATCTCTTGAAAAGTGTTGTGAACGATATGCTGTCTCTCAAAAGAAAACTGGTTTAATCAGTGAATTTTTAAAAAAAAATGTGTCATTTGAGGACGTACCTTGGAAAATTGTAGAAGAATACGGAAGAGCTGATGTGCAGTCAACCAAAGAATTATTCCATGCTCAATATTCTAATTTAGATGGAAAGCTTGAGCCTACCATCCGTTTGATGAATGAGTTTTGTGAAGTGCTTTGTGATGTAGAGAATGAAGGTATGCAGATAGGTCTTAAAAATTTATTTCAAATAAAGACAGAGTACACTAAGGAAGTACAGCAATTGGAAGGATATCTATCTCAAGAAGTAAAGAAATTAATGGGTGATACTCCTATGAATTTAGATAGCCCTGAAGACAGATCAAAAATTATATTTTCTAGAAAGGTACTAGATAAGAAACAATGGACACGACATTTTAATTTAGGCTATGAAGTCAGGGGGAATACAAGAAAAAAAAGAAAACCTACGTCTATGAGTATCAGAGCTTTTCAACAAAGTATGGTACGACTTACTAGACCACTGTTTAAAACTGTTATGAAAAGATGTACAGCCTGTGGTGGTATAGGTTATAAGTATGCTTTGAAAAGGGATGGAACTGTAGGTAAACAGAAACGTATTTGTATAGCCTGCAAGAAAAAAGGTGTAGTGTACAGATCCACAAGAGAGTATGCAGGATTAGGTATGCATGCAACAAATACAAATGACTTAACTGTTCATGGATTTAAAACAGATAGATCAACATTAGAGAGATTGGTGCTAACAGCAAAAGAAAACCAGAAAATTTTTATGAAAAATTATGTAAGGTACAATGCTATTAAGACATATTTAAAAACCTTTGTTGAGGGAATAGAAAAAGGTTTAGATAAGAAACGTAGAATCCATCCTCATTATATGCAATGTGTTACTTCTACAGGAAGGCTGTCCTCAAGGAATCCGAATTTTCAGAATATGCCAAGAGGTGGCACCTTTCCTGTACGTAAAGTAGTAATTAGTAGATGGGAAGATGGACATATACTAGAAGGAGATTATTCGCAGTTAGAATTTCGGGTAGCCGGTTTTTTAGCTCAGGATAACAGAGTGTACGAAGATGTTAAGAATAATGTTGACGTACATTCGTTTACAGCATCTGTTCTTGGTGTATCTAGACAGGATGCAAAGGCCGATACGTTCAAGCCTTTGTATGGTGGTCTACTTGGTACTCAAAAGCAGATGGAATATTATCGTGCATTTAAACAGAAGTACAGCAAGATTACTCAATGGCATGAACAATTACAAAATGATGCTATTACAAATAAACGTGTTGTACTTCCTTCTGGTCGATACTATAGTTTTAAAGATGTATATAGAATGAGGTACGGTGGAGTGTCAAACTCAACAGCAATTAAAAATTATCCTGTACAAGGATTTGCTACAGCCGATCTCCTGCCTATTGCATTAATAAAATTAAAAAAGTTGTTGACAGATCGTAAAATGCATAGTATAATATGTAATACGGTTCACGATTCCATCGTAATGGATGTGTATCCTGAAGAGCAGGATTTAGCTGTAGAGACAATGAAAGAAGCTATGATGTCTCTGCCTGAAGAATGTAAACATAGATACAATATTGATTACGATATGCCTATAGGAATCGAGATTAAAATTGGTAATAATTGGTTAGACATGAAGGAGGTTTATAAATCATGACTGAATTAACCACAATGAATACTTCTCTGCCAGAGAACTTATCTAAGGTCTCTACAGAGGATATGATGAAACTAACAGGCCAACTAGATATTGCTGTAACTAAATCTTCACTAGGTAGACTGGCAATCAACCATGCTGCTGAAGACAGTGAAGGTAACAGCTTACCTAGAGGGTGGTTTAGTATATACACACCTGACGAGACAGTGTATGGAGAAAAAGCAACCATGAGAGTTTTCATGCGTACTTATTCCTATTTTGTTTGGGATAATGAACAAGCTGCATTTTCCTGCCAGACTGTACAGGCACCATCTTTTGCTAGTGATTTTTATGATACTGAAGGTGGGTTGAAGTGTGGTAAACTAGATCGTACTACTTTAGAAGCACTACCAAAGGATAGTCCAGAGTGGGCTGTACAAAAAAGTATAAAGTGTACTCAAAACCTATATGGTTTAGTTACACTAGAGAATGCCAAAAACGGAAAGGGTAAGAAAACTTCTATCAGTAGCTTTCCCTGTGTTTGGTATGCAAAGGGAGCTAATTTTTCCCCTGTTTTAGACTGTTTAAGAAGCCTGAGTAGACAGAAGCAACCTATGTGGCTGATGAATATTGGGCTGTCTTCAGTACGGAAGAAAAAGGGTGGTAACATCTACTTCCATGCAGAGCTAACACCTCAAAAAACAGTTGCATGGGCAGAGGAAGATGATGCTCTTATGCGTCAATTTATGGAGTCTGTTAAATCTTATAATGATGGTGTAATGAGAGCACATCATTCAGCTACTTCAGATGAAATAGAATATGATTCTGTAATTAATGAATAACTTTATACTCCATAAAGTACAAGGGTTTCTAGATCGTGTATCCAGAGAGGGTACCGATCTAGACCCCAAACTTGTAGAAGAATTTAAAGAGGCTTGTGGAAAGTCTATTGTTCGTCAGTTTTCTAACAAGCAGGAGGGGTGGAGACCTCGTATGTCTTCTTTAGGAAGACCACTTTGCCAACAGAAAATGGAAAGAGATGGGGTAGAAAAAAACTTAGAATACAATGCTATTTTACGATTTATATTTGGGGATATGGTGGAAGCCCTTACCATTTTGGTAATGAAATCGGCAAAAATAGACATAGAATCGGAGCAAGAGAAGGTAGATTTACAATTAGGAAAAAATTCTATTTCTGGTACGTTGGATGTTGAGATTGATGGAAAGGTATGGGATATTAAATCAGCAAGTCCCTATGCTTTTGAACATAAGTTTGGAGATATGGGTGGCTATAGGAAAATAAAAGAAGATGATGTGTTTGGATATATTGTACAAGGATATTTGTACAGCCAAGCAAAAGATAAAGATTTTGGTGGGTGGATAGTTGTTAATAAAGCTAGTGGGGAATGGAC